TATATCGTTCCTATCGGGCGGACTTCCTAGTCTACTAGGGTTTTTCCAAGATAAGTCCGACAAGAAGCATGAGATGGAAATGGCTCGTTTGCAAACAGAACGGGAGCTCCAGATGGCAGAGCGTGGCTATCAAGCCCAAGCCCATGTAGAAGAGATTAAGACCCAGCAGATTGAGATGCAGACTCAAGTGCAGGAAAGACAGTCCTTATATGCTCATGACATTGAGATTAGTAAAGGCGCTTCCCAGTGGGTTGTTAACTCTAGGGCAATGGTTAGACCTGCCATTACCTACGGCATGTTCTTAATGTTTATGTTTGTTGAGATATTTGGATTCTGGTTTGCCTACCATCGAGAGGTGTCTTTTGATGTAGCCCTAAACCTCCTATGGGATGATGAGACTCAAATCATTTGGGCATCCATTGTTTCTTTCTGGTTCGGAACACAGGCATTTAAGAAGTAATGTGTATAAAAAACTTAAAAAATTATGCAGATGAACGATTTTATAAATCTATTCAATGCGTATCCTGTTGGCGTTTGCCTTGGGTTAGCCGCTTTTGTTAACTACACTTTTTTATTAATTGTCCATGCGTGTGAGCGATAAAGCTATCAAAATGATTAAGCACCATGAGGGTGTCCGTCAGCGTCCATATCGCTGTCCAGCTAAATTGTGGACGATTGGTGTCGGGCATGTACTCTACCCACGGCAAGGAGCTTTAAAGATAGAAGAACGGGATGCCTACCCACTGGAATACAAGGATGACCGTACCTTTTCAATGGAGGAAGTAGATGACATTCTTAGAGACGACCTTAATCGTTTTGAGCGAGGTGTTGAACGCTTCTGTCCTGTCAAGCTCACTCAAGGTCAATTCGATGCTCTTGTATCTTTTAGCTTTAATGTTGGTTTGGGAACACTACAGCGCTCAACCCTCCGTCAGAAGGTTATTCGTAACGATATGGAAGGGGCTACGGAAGAGTTCTTGAAATATACCCTAGCTGGCGGTAAAGTACTAAAAGGCTTGGTGACTCGCAGAAACGATGAACGAGCTTTGTTTTTATCTTAGAACATAAAATGTGTAATTTTGTCAAGGATTGCGATAAAATGAGCAAAAAGCTGAATAGTTTTTGTCCCCTAATAAATTGATGGTGAAAAAATGACGGCTTCTTTTGTTCTAACCTACGATTCCCTGACCAGCTCGGTGCTTCAGTACCTTGAGCGCAGTGACGCTGCTGTTATCGATGCAATCCCCACATTTATTACCCTTTGCGAGTTTGAGATTGCCCAGCAAATTAAGACTTTAGGGCAACAGCAAGTCGTAGAGTCAACAATGAATGTCAATAATGCAATCATTCCTAAGCCAGCTCGGTGGCGTAAAACGGTTTCCTTTAATGTAACAGGGTCATCTGGTAAGCCCAGCCCTGTTTATGTGCGTAAATATGAGTATCTGTTGAACTACAACACTGGTGGTACTACGGGTTTACCCTTATATTACTCTGATTATGACTATGACCATTGGCTAGTCTCCCCTACCCCTGATGACGATTACCCATTCCAAGTGCTGTTTTATGAGCGTTTACAGCCATTGTCTTCGACCAATCAGACTAACTGGCTAACCCAAAACGCTCCGAATGCAATGCTTTATGGAACGCTTTTACAAGCTATGCCATTCCTTAAGAATGACCAAAGAACCATCTTCCAACAGAAATACCAAGAGGCTATGACTGTTCTTAAAGCTGAAGACCAGCTTCGTATTGCTGACCGTCAATCTATTGCTATTGAGAGTTAATCATGACTACATACACAAACCCCTTTACAGGTCAAACCGTATCCCCAGCGCAGGTCAGTTATGAGTCTTTGTCCATTACGGTAGATACTTACCTTGAATGGCCCGTAAACGGCAATACTGATAGCGTTGTTTCTAACATCATTGAGATAACCACAGGCGCTACTTCGGGTTTAAGCGTATACATGCCCTCAGCCCAACAGGTTTCTGTGGGTCAAGCAACAATCATCAAAAACACGGGTAGCAATACATTTACTGTAAAAACTGTTACTGGCGCAACCATTGTTTCGATTGCTTCTGGAATATCGCAATACATCTATGTAACCAATAACACAACAGATGCAGGAACTTGGTCTACCGTAACTTTTGGAGCAGGAACATCTTCCGCCAATGCAAGTGCTTTAGCTGGGTATGGTCTAGTAGCTGATGGATTGACTTTAAACCAAGCCTACAATGTTTTAAATGTTTTCTCTACAAGCTCTGTAATATCTTCTCAGCGTGCTCAATTTATTGTATATGCTGGCGGAGTTGGTACTTTAACCCTTCCTAGCGCATCTTCTGTAGGAAACAACTGGTTTTGCATGATTCGCAATAGCGGAACAGGCATTTTAACTATAGCTCCAAGCGGTGTTAATACGATTGACGGTGATGTGAGCGCACAACTCCAACTTACAGAGTCATTTGTCATTGTTTCTGACGGAAGTAACTGGAGCACCTTTGGTTATGGGCGGTCAAACTCCTTTGCCTATACCCAGCTGGCTTTGGTTGTTACTGGCGGAAGTTTGACGGAAACGGCTGTACAGGCGGCTTCTACTATTCAAGAATTTTCTGGAATACTAACCAGCAACCAAATTATCATTATTCCATCCACGGTTCAGCTGTATACCGTTACAAACAACTGTACGGGTGCGTTTAACCTAACGATAAAAACAACCGCTGTTGGAGCGCAAACCGTGGTTGTTCCTCAGTCATCAACGCTTGTTCTCGTTTGCGATGGTACAAATGTCTATAACGCGGCTTCTGGTTCAGCCAGCACAATTACCAGCTTAACCCTTGGAAATGGCAGTTTAGCTGTTCCATCCCTTAAATTTTCTGGTGACCTAAACTCAGGTATGTATTTGCCATCGGCTAGTCAAGTTGGGTTTGTCATAGCAAACCAACTTGCAGGCAAATTTACTTCCACTGGCTTTACTGCTATTAATGGCATTTCTGGGGGAACTTTTTGACAGCTAATGTCGTATCCCTAGCAATCAATGCTGGCATCCAAAAGGATGGGACAATATTTGACGCATCAACCTATGTCGATGGTAAGTGGGTTCGTTTTCAAAATGGTCGTCCACGCAAAATGGGAGGATACAGGGGCATCTTCTTAAACGCTTCAGAGATTAGCCGTGGTATGACTATGCAATCTCAAGAAGGTTTGAACTACATTTATTCTGGTAGCTCAAATTTCCTTCAATATTGGCAAACCGACAATGATAATGGCGTGGGTTCAGGCCCAACTAACATTTCGCTTTCTAATTTCACAGCAAAAACCACCAATTTATGGCAATTTGATATTGGTTTCGATTCTGGTGGCTCTGGAGCTTTGCAGATTGTGGCGCACCCAGGTCAGAATCTTCAGTACATTGATAGCACCATAAATACCCCTGTATTAGTTGGAACATTCCCAGGCGGTTCTTTATCCCAAGTTGGCGTATTTACCGCTGTTGGGGTGATTGCAGGCGCTGTATTTACAATGAGCACTGGCGACTACAGGATTGGTATTGGTCAAACCGTAACTGGAGCATCCCTGCCAGCAAACACAACTGTTGTTTCGGCATCCGTTGCAGGAACAGTAACTACTGTAGTTCTTTCCTCTAGCGCTGGTAGCTCAGGTTCGCAAACCCTGACCTTTAATAACAATATATCAGTATCTGGTGGAGCTTGTATGCTCTATCCATACCTGTTTGTCTACGGTAATAATGGCTTAATCCAGAATTCTTCAGCTGGTGACTTTACTAACTGGGTTAGTGCTGACTCCAACTCAAACACCGTTTCTTCTACAAAGGTAATCAAGGGCATGGCTTTGAGGGGTGGTACAACCTCTCCAGCAGGGCTATTTTGGTCGCTTGACCAGTTAACTAGGGTTACCTACAATCCAACCACGGTGGGCACTTCTACCCTCTATTGGCGCTATGACATCATTTCTACCTCAACTTCCATACTTTCAGCTCAATGTCCTGTTGAATATGACGGCATCATTTACTGGATAGCGGTTGACCGATTCTTAATGTACAACGGTGTTGTTCAGGAAATCCCAAATACAACTAACCTAAATTACTTCTTTGACAACCTCAACTTTGCTAACCGCAATAAGGTTTGGGGTACAAAAGTTCCTCGTTGGGGTGAGATTTGGTGGTTTTACCCTCATGGTGACTCGACTGAGTGCAATAACGCCATTATTTACAATGTCCGCACTAACACATGGTATGACGCTGGCTTTGCAGAGGGGGCGAATCGCTCTGCTGGCGTATTCTCAGAAGTGTTTAAATATCCAGTTTGGGCTGAAAATCAAGCTAATACAGAAAACAAATACACTATCTGGCAACATGAAACAGGGGTAGACAGAATCTTATTGACTAGCGTTTCTGCGGTTGAGTCCACTATTGAGACGAACAGCATAGGCTGGGTAGGAGGCGGCCCTGGTCAACGAGCCATCCAAAACGTTAACCGCTGGATACGAATTGAGCGTTTTGAGCCTGACTTTGTCCAATCTGGCAATATGCAATTAGTGATTACAGGTAAGGGGTATGCGGAAGATGTCGATGACCCATCAGAACCTTTTACCTTTGCTCCAGATACGCTTAAAATTGACCTTAAATTACAGCGTCGTGAAATGCGCCTTAAATTGATTAGTAACGAAGCTGGCGGTGATTTTTATATGGGTAATTGTTTGCTTAGCGTTGACCTCGGTGACGAGCGTAGTACAGGAAACCCATGATAACTTATGACCCACGGGGACATACATGGGATAGCTGGTGCGCTTTGATGGCAGAGTTATTTGCTCAGCAACAGCTGGGAATTGTGCCAGAGGATAAATGGAAAGATTGGGCATCAGGTATGCAAGGTATAGGATATTTTGTGAATTCAGGTGTTCCTGACCCACGAGGCTACTCTGATTGGAAACCTTGGGCAGAGAATGTGTGCGGAATTATGTCGATAAACGGGTAAAAAATGACACCATCAGAAATCATTAGCAAAGATAAATACAGCCAAGAAGACGGTGCTGAGCAAGTTCTTCGTGGGGTTGCTAAGCTTGTTAAAGATGACATGGCGATTATCCTTCAAAGCGGAAATACTGTTTTTGTGGTGGTTCGCCTTGGTGATGGAGCTGTAGAGGTGCATGTATATACCCTAGATACTGGCTTAGCCCTTATGTCTGCTGTAAAAGCACTAATTAAAAAGCTAAAAGATTCCGAAATACAGGTTGCATATATTGGCGACCCTAGAGATGCAACAATGCTTCAAGTGTTGGAGTTAAATGGTCTTCAAGTCATGGAGTCTGATAGACCTCAATATGAGTGGATGATTACAAGATGAGATACAACCTAGAGAGCTCCTTACCGATAAATGCGTTCTCTCCTCGTGGTGGGAGAAGTCCTTTTGCTCGTGGCATGACCCTAGAGGGTGGGGGTGGTGGGGGTGGAGGTATAGTAGGAAGCATTGTTAGCGCTGTAACTGACCCAATCTCCAGCGTCCTTGGAACAGATGGTGGTGGCGGTGGAATCCTTGGAGCTGTAGAAGATATAGGTAAAAGCGTTAGCCAAGTCGGTGTAGAGCTTGATAAAGGCGTTAATAACGCAGTACCTGGTGGTTGGGCTACGGTTGGTACGGTAGCTTTGATGGTAGCTGCCCCATACGCCGCGCCCTACCTAGGCGCAGAACTAACAGCTAGTGCAGTAGCCGCTGAATACACAGCAGCTGAGATGGCAAAACAGGCAGCAATCGCCGCGGCGAAAGGCGCTGCCATAAATGCTACGGGACAGCTGATTACTACAGGCAGTATTGACCCAGACCAAGTAGCTAAAGCAGGCATTACTGGTGGTGTTACGGGTGGATTAGGAAGTACTTTAGGCGCTTATGGCGCAAATCCAATTGTCGCTGGCGGTCTTAGCGGTACTACTGGTGGTGCGTTAAACGCCGCTATGAACAACCGTGACATAGGCATGGGCGCATTGACAGGCGGTTTAGGTGGTGCGGTTGGTGGTGGAACGAGCATGGTTGCTAAGGATTTAAACCTTGACCCTTATTCCGCAGGAGCATTGCGTGGAGCTACAAGCGGTATTACGCAAGCCGCTCTGAACGACAAGAGCATTGGAACTGGCGCATTAGCTGGAAGTATTGTGGGTGGAGCATCGGCAGCAGGTAATCAGCTGGGCAACTATCTTCAAAATCAAGCCACAGATGTCAGGGGCGATACCCTCATTACTAACAAATCAGGCAACACGCTTCTAGGTCAAGTTCTTGGTGGCGTAGCTGGTTCAGAAGCTAGAGATTTAGTAACCCCACCAAGCACTCTTCAGCAAGTTCCAAGAACCATGCTCGCTGGTGCTCCAAGAATAGCTCAACAAACTGGTGTTTTAAGCAACCTTCCATCAGCTGGAACATCAAGCCCAGCTCAAATGGCTAATCCAACCCAAGTAGCTGGATTTATGCCAAGAATGAGCCCAACTGGAGTCCCAATCTATGGAAACGAAACCAGTAGCTCAAATCTTGCTGGAGCAACTGGCTTGCCAACAATAGCATCTACTACGGATAATAAGTCTGATGTAGCATTGCCGGGCGGTACAGCAGGTATCCCATTTGCGTCTTCTCCCAACGCCAATACAGGATATACCTCTAACCTATTCCCAAGCTCAGGGCTAAATGCTTCTGGATTGCCAGCTCCGTTACAGGCTGGCGTACTGCAATCTGCTGGAATTCCTGAAGATACGCAAGTAAGAATGGCTCAGCTTCAACAGTTAAGCCCTCAACTAGCCAATTTAAACCCCCAATTGTTTACTCAATTGACGCAAAATATGCCAAGAGTTAAGAATGGTGGTCATATTAAAGGGTACGCAGGTGGTGGATTGTTTGATTATGTTTCCCCTTACGACAGAATAGTGAACTTGTTAGCTCCCATGGCTGAGCCTAGGAATTCTAGAGTCCCTTATGGAAACCCAACAGGTCAGTACATGCGCCCATTAGAAAGAAGTTACTTTGTAACCCAAATGGCTGATGGTGGAAAACCTCATATCCCTGAGTTTGTTACAGGCGCTACAGGTCATTATGTAAAGGGTGAGGGTGATGGGCAGTCTGACGACATCCCTGCAATGCTTGCTGATGGCGAGTATGTGTTCGATGCGGATACCGTAGCTCAGCTTGGGAATGGCTCAAGCGATGCTGGAGCTAAGCTTCTTGACCACTTTAGAGAGTCGTTAAGAGAGCACAAAAGGTCGGCACATGCGAGTAAAATACCCCCAAAGGCTAATCCACTTGCTTATATGAAAGAAGCCTTAAAACGGCATAAAGGATAATTATGGCGCTACCAATGACAACCTCTGCTGGAACTTCTGCTGGAGCTTCAACAGCACCAAACCTAAGTGGAAATCCTTTATCGACAATTACACCAAGCGCTGCTACTGGAGCTGTAGCTCCTAATCTTGGTGTAACGGCTGGTTCAGCATCAGGCGCTGGGGGATTGACTCAAGGTACAGCTCTTCCAAACATTACAACTACCCAGCAACAAGCTACCGCTACCCCTCAGTTTTACCTTGATTATCTAAACCAGATAGCTAAACAAGGGGCGACATCCGCTCAAGGCGCTCAATATGCAGGAGCTCAACCTCTCCAGCAAAAAGCTTTTGAGCAAGTTAATACCAATGTAGGGAATTATCAGCCTGCCTTAACAAGCGCTGTAAACCTAGCAACTGGCGTAGGTGACACAAGTCTTGCTGATGCCATTGGAAACCTTGGTAAAGCCAATATCGCTTATAACCTTGCTCCTCAAGCTACCGCAGGTATTGTGGGTTCTGGTCAGTTTGGCTCTGCTCGTGGAGCTGGAGCTCTAGGTCAAGTTTTGTCTAATGCTGGCTTAGCGATTACCCAGCAACAGCAACAAGCTTTGCAACAGGATATGGCAAATAGATTAGCCGCTTCCCAACAACTAGGAAACTTGGCGAGTACAACTCAGAATCTAGGTCTTGGCGATGTCAATGCATTATCAACCCTTGGCGGTCAGCAACAGACTATCGCTCAGAACGAACAGCTGTTCCCAATGCAGATGTTGACACAACAAGCCAACCTCCTAAAAGGGGCTACGATTCCAACCGCTACAAGTTCAAGCTATACAGGTCCAATCCCAGGCGCTTACAACACATCCCCATTGGCTCAAATTGCTGGTGTTGGCTCTGTTCTTGCTGGTACAGGTCTTGGTCAGTCGTTGTTTGGCTCTCCTGCAACTGGCAGTCAGCCTGCTACACAAGGATTGCTTGGCGTTGGCACAAAAGCCGCTACGAATTGGCTTGGTAATCAGTTTAATTCTATGTTTGGAAGCACTGAACTTAAAGCTGGCGAATATCCTTTAGCCGATGGCGGAAGAATGATTGTTGCTGACGATGGCTCAAGAAAAATTATAGACCAAGCTGGTGATGTTCAAGAATTTACTAAAGAAGGAAATATCGTAGGCTCTGGTCCAACTGAACAAAACTTATACGGGTATGGAAGCCCTGAGCAACAAGCTGCTAGAGAAGAGCAGATAGCATACGACCAGCAGATGCTTGAGGATTATCAGAATTTTTATGAGACCCAAGCTCCAGAGTATTACGCCCCTTATTATGACGCATATCAAGACGCAGGATATTAATTATGGCAACAGCACCAGCTTTAATTTCTCCGCTAATTAGCATTGCTCAAAATGCCTCAAAAAGCGATGTTCCTCCTGAAGATAAAACAGAGGGTAGCAAGTTTTCCAATCCAATGGATGACTACCTTCGTTCACAAGCTGAGTACAACAAAGCGTTACAAACCGCCGCTGATTCTTTAACCAACAGGAATCCTACAAACTACTTTTCGATTGGCGCTCAGTTCTTAAAGCCAACCATGACGGGTAGTTTTGGTGAATCTCTAGCTAACGCGGCTGGGGAAGCAGGTCGCCAACAAGAGCAAGAGCGCTTAAATGCCCCTGCTATCGCTCAAATGCGTGCTCAGATTGCCAAGCAACAGATGGATACCACCAAAGGAAGCATCATTAAGACGGCTTCTAGAAGCATCTTTACGCCCATTGAAACCAAGGGTGCAGATGGAAAGACTAAGACTACCTACAAGATTAATACTGGTGCTATTAATGACATCATGCGCTTTTCAGACAATCCAATTAAGGACTTGGCTGATTACGCTACCGCTATTCCTAAGCTTCGTGCTTCTGGTATGTTGGGTGAAACCTCTACATCAGGTACTCCATTTGACGCTTTAGCGCTCATGGCTCCTAATGACTTGATTAAAAAGCGAGCAGAATATCTTGCTCAGCAATACAAATCAGGCGCTCTTGACCCAGACAAAGCAGAAATAATGGCTAATCAAATGGTAACCATGTCTACCTCTTCTATGGATAGACAAACTGCGCTTGATTTCAAAGCCATGATAGCAGGCATGATGGTTGACATAAAGAAAGAGGCATCTCTTAAAACGCTTACAGACGAACAAAAAATCAAGTTCAATAAGGTTGTTGTGCCAATCATTAATGAGTCTGCTAAGGCTAATACCGCTCTTACAATGCTTGACCAGATTCAGGAAACAATTGGTAAAGCTCCTAGCGGAGTGCTTCAAGGTGCGTATGCTAAGTCTGTCGGAGCTCTGTTTGGTACGGATGACAATACCGCTTTGCGTCAACTTGAAAGTATGTCTAAGGCATTATTGCCACAAGTTCCAAGGTTGCCGGGCGCTGCTTCTAACCTTGACGCTAAGAACATTGAAAAAGGTCTTGGTGAATTGCAAGACATCAAGCTTACCAATGCTCAGCGTGTTGAAATTCTTGGAAGAATAAGGAAAAGCTTTGAGAATTTGGCTGAGCGTGGATTTGAGATTCAAACCTATTGGGACACTAATAAAGATATTCACCCAATGGTTACCAACCGTAAGGCTGGGGAGACAACACCTGCTGGAGCGCCAACCACCCCAACAGCTACCCCAGCAAGCAAGCCTCAAGAAAAAGCTCCGCAAGCTGTGCGGTATATTGGAACTAGAGCAATTATTCCTAACGCCAACAATACAGGTTGGGTTTATAAAGATAACGGGCTACCAGTACAATGAATCTACCTCCACTCCCAGAAGGCGCTACATTAAACCCCGTTGGAGGGGACAATCTCCCCCCATTGCCTCAAGGGGCTACCGCAAAGCCAAAAAATACAAGTTTTGCCAATCGTGTCATTGAAAACCTTCCTAAAGAGATATTTGCTACCTCAAGACCAACCGCTCAGCTTGCTATAGGAGCGCTCAAGCCATTTGCAGGTCTTGCGGAATACGGTGGCATTACCGCCCCAGCCGAGGTCTTAAATCGCCTTTCTCAGCGTTTTGAAGAGGGTGCTTCCCCAACATCAGCTAAGGTTTTTGACATTGCAGGTCAAATATTGCCAATTAGCGCTGGAGCTAAAGCGATTTCCCAATTGCCACAGCTAGGTCAATACCTTCCCAAAGCGGTAAATACCATCAAGAAGGTGGTGCAGTCTTCCCCTGTATTGAACTATGGCATACAAGGTGCAGGACAAGCTGCCCTTACGCCTGTTTCTACCCCAGAAACTTCTGGTCAAAGCTACAAAGAGATGCTTGAGAAGAAGATGGAAAACATTGGTATGGGAGCTGCTGTTGGTTCGGCTCTTGGCAAAGGTAGCCAAATGTTGCTAAACCCACAAATTACCCAGAAGATGCAAATGCTTAAAGACATGGGCATGAAGTATTTCACGCCAGGTCAGCTGATGAGCGAGGTAAACGCTTTTGGTGTACCTGTTGGCAAAAGCATCCAAAGAATGGAGCAAGCTTTAACCAGCATGCCATTGTCTGGTTCAATTGTTCATGGTGGATTAGAGACTTCATTTAAAGACTTTAATCAAGCCTTGGGCAATAAAGTCTTAGCTCCGTTAGGAGAGAAGCTTCCCAAGAATGTTAAAGCTGGTAACGAAATGATTACCCATATCAAGGAGAGGTTGGACAGTTCTTATGACGATATTGTCCAGCGTGCTCAATTCGGTGATTACTTTGACCCAAGTACTCAAACTGGAACAATTGAACGCCTATGGAATGGTTTCATACAAGCTACCGACCAGTTAGTTCCAAAACAACGAGAGGCAATACAAAATGACATTACTGACAACATTATCAAAAACATTGAAGACTATCCAATCCTCACTGGTCAACAGTTTAGGAACATGGAAAAAGAGCTTGGCAGACAAGCTAACAAAGCTTTTGAAGAAGGCAAAGAAGCCTTAGGCGAAGCGTATTCTGAGGTTCAGTCTATGCTTAGAACCGAGCTTAGCTTACAAAACCCAGCCATTGCTCGTCAGCTAACCAAGACTCATGAAGCCTTTAGGTTGTTTAAGCCTGTTGAAAAAGCGGCTGCTATGCGTGGCTCAAGAGAAGGCGTATTTACTCCACAGCAGTTTAAGTCTAGCGCTGAAACCACAGCAGGTAGGTCAGGGGTAGCTTCTGGGCAAGGCATGATGATTCCAGAGTCACAAGCTTCTATGGAAGTTCTTGGCGGAACATTGCCAAACAGCGGTACAGCTGACCGTGCATTGACCTCGTTAACCGCAGGTAAGGTGATAGAGGGCGCGGCTAATGTGGGAACGCTTGGCATACCATTGCTTGGTGCTTCAGCTATCTACAATCCGCTTTCCTTGCGTGCTATGAGCAAGATGGCTACTGACCGTCCAGAGATTTTAAGAAAGCTAGAACCCGAAGTGTCAGGTCCACTTTCCAGAATTGGTGCATCAATGAAAACGCAACCAAGCGTGAGTGTGATTGACCCAGCTACAGGTCAACCTATCACTCAGGAACAGCCTTACGCAACACCGCAATAATTGTCCCTTAGTGACCCTTGTCTGCAGGTTTCCGATTATCCTGTTGGGTCACCTTTAGCCACCCTTCGGGGTGGTCTTTTTTGCACATTCCTTACATCGACTAATATAGCCATTGCGTCCATAACGCTTGTAAAAGTGGGCGTAGGTTTTTTCTTGGTTACAGACACTGCAAACCTTGTACCCCTTTTTTACTGTTGGTGGACGCTTGGCTAAGTCTTTGCTATCCCAACCATGCTTGATGCGATAGAGATAGGTAGAGAAAGGAACACCAAGCTCCTTGGCTTTTTGGCGGAGACTCATCAATCAAACCTGTACTTAGGAGCGCATGTAACATCAATTACAGCCTCCGTCAGATAGTTGTTGACTCTACGCTTAGTCGTAGTCATTACAGGTCGCAAACCGTTGCCTTGGCAGTCCTGAATAGCCATGATGACTTCGTTACGAGTCATTGGCTGGACAACCTTATCGACCTCTAGGTAGGCATTGGTTTGTGGGACGGGCTCCCAAGTCTGCTTGTACTTATTTCCTCCACATGCTGTCAAAGAAAAAAGTATGCCGATTATGAATAGTTTTTTCATTTTAGTTTCCCCAATAAAACATAACGAACCCAGTTTTTACCAGCCTTGGTTTCTGCAATGCTAACAATTTCGTATTGAGTACGCAGTTTAAAAATGACATCTGCAAGCCTCGTGATACGATATTTAGTGATAGCTTCCCATGAAGTAATGGACTTCCATTTTTTCAAATGCTCTAGAATCTGCTCTTTTTGCGCCTTACTCATAACTAACTCCTAGTAGTAAAAATAAAAAACCAATAAACATTAATGTGATGACAATGTCTTCCGCCTTAATGCACCTAACAAACTTGAGCCTAAACTCGACTTCTGGGTCACTCCAATCTGGCGTGCCATGAGAATCAGCCCAATCCCGATACCAGCTGTACCTCTCTTGTATTTCAAAACCCACCGCCCAAAGGACGATGAGTCTGAAGTGCTTATGTAGTTTCATAAGAGCCTTGTGGCAAGCCAAATAAACGTTGCATAAAGAACCACATCAGCTACAAAGAAGTAGGGGAAATACGCTTTGCGATTAAATCTTAGTTTCATGATGCTAACCTTTCGTCAAATTTTTTAACAATCTTGCACTTCTTGTCTTCCAGCTCTTCAAAAATATCAACCATCTTTAAAACGCTATTAATTGGCAAATTGCATTCACCGTTAGATTCGCTAAAGACAAAGAGTCGAATAGCAAATACATCTGTGTCAGCAATTGAGTTCCCAGCAGGTGTTACATGTACGATTTTTTTCATGGTCAGCCCCCGAAGGGGCATCCTTTCTTAGTTAAGTTTCCAATAGCCATATACACAACGACTCTCATCCCTATCTGGGTTGAAGGTGTCGTGGATAACGCCATCAATGACACAGGTGTAATGCTTGCTTACTACTACGATTAAAGTTCCTGAAGGCAACTCATCCTTAGATAAATGCACTTTGCAACCAGTGCCAATACCCATGGTAGGAACCCATGTAAAGCCAAGCGATGCCATATAGTCCTTGAACCATTTGCGCTTGACATTGATGCCACGAGAAGCTGTCTTGACATTAGCTCTGGAGCTTTTGACATGCTTGGTAACACGCTGAGTTGCGTTACCTTGAGCCAACACTTCGTAGACTTCGTCATAAGGCTTGCCAGTAGCAATGACAATAGAACGGCATACACAGTCACCAGACAAGGCTTTGAAGCCTGAGTTAAGTCTGCCACCATCGTTGTATTTAAATTCCATGATGGCTCCTTAGCGTGCTGTTACTTTAACTGTGTAAACAGCTACAGCTGGCTTTTTGTGCTTAGCCAAGTCTTCTTCAGTGATGCCAAAAGCTTCATACAAAGATTTGGTATCAACAGTAGAACGCTGTGTAGAAGTGCAGACAGCTTTGAACATAGCGCCTTCTACATCTAAGCGCTGATTGCCTTTGCCATCAACTTCTTGGAGGGAGCACTCGTCTTTGAGTGCGTTCTTGATTGCTTCTGCTTGTGCTTCGAGCTCAGCGATTTGGGCTTGCAATGTGCCTAGTAAATCAACGCTTGCTGTTTTGGTTTGCATCAACATTTAACTTCTCCTCTAGTAAACTGGACGACCCAGTAACTACATTTGACCACAAATTATCCATTTGTGCAAATTATTTGATTAGGACTTACCCTAATAAAGTGCCTAATCTTGTTATTTGTAGTTGTTTTTCAATTGCCAAAAGGACAAAAGGTTCTGAAACATAGCCCAACCACGGGCTAAATCAGCCTCCGACCACTCCACAACCTTGACTTGTACGGGTTCTTGCACCGATACAAAGGCGTTTGCACACCGAGCGCTTGGGATACCCAGCCCCCAGCGGTACGCCGCTAATTGCATAAGATGCTCGTCATACGCCACAATCTTGGCTGGGTCGGTAAACTCCTTGGTTTTGATGTCAACCACGATTCCGTTGAACTGGGGGTTACCTTTGACCATAAGGTCACACTTGCCCCCAAAGCCTCCCTTAGCAAAGCTTACCTCTGGTAGCCACTCATTAGTCCCAAAATGGGCGTTTAGAGCGCTTTCTGTGGCTTTGGCATGGGCTAGGTAGTCTTCAAGCAAATCGCCCTCGTAATACGCTTGTATTCCAGCGTGTATGGCAGTACCACGCTCAGCAGCCTTGATTCCAGTTTGCTTTGAGTCGTTCTGGATTCTGACGGCAAAATCATCCAAAGACTCCCCATCTATCCGTGGAAGGGTAAGAGATGCCATGAGCATCTGGCCCAACTTCCACGCTTCCAAACCGGGCGAACTACTGCATTTTATGATTGTGGTAACGCTGGGAACTAGCTCCCCTGATGCCTTAGCATCTTTTAAATTAGTATTGCGTACCTTACCGTTCTTGCCCACGATTTGGTACATTGGCTTACCTGTAACACGGTGATACCAGTGACCCGATTCGCTTACTTGATTATTGTCTTTTGCAATCATTTTTCTATTACCCACCCTTTAAATTCACCTAGTTGAAAAAATTGTTTAGCCCTAAAACAATGCAATAAATCAGCATTGAGTGGGCGCTGAATACCTGAAAGACTTAATTCTTTATTGATAATGTCCTCTGGATGAGCTCCATTCTTGAGCTTCCAATACATTGTTAAACGCTTCATGACGGTAGAGAAGTAACCATCTTCTTCGCAAACCTTGTCTACGATGATGATTGCTCCACCTGTTTTGAGCTTGCCATACAGCTTGTCAATTAAATTTGATTGCTTTTCTACTGGCAAAAACATAGCTGTCAAGAACACAATAGCCACATCAAATTCATCGTATTCGTAATCCTCAGCTTTTGACTGTAGAACTCCGATACGGTTGTGAATGATGTTGTGCTGGTAAACCTTGACCATGGAGTCATCGTTATCTAGCGCCAGAATTTTTCCTGTGCGCTCATCAATCAAGGGCAACAATGCTTTTGACATGTTCCCAGTTGAGCACCCAATGTCGTAGATAAGACCGTAGGTTGGCAAATAGTTCCTTGCAATGTAGGCGACTGACTCCGTTACCAGCTCGTACCACGGAAGTTGCTCACGAACATGTGAATCAAAGTCGTTGGCAAATCCTTCAAATGACCAATCTTTCATTTTTTTTCTTTCCTAACTTCTAACATTGCATCAGCTATTGAATAAGCATTCCGAACTAAATAGTCAACAGGCTCCTCACCAAATGCATTAGCATTTTTGACCATGTCTTTTAAATTCCATGTCACCATACCTTGCATAGCTTTAGCAGCAAAATAATCTCGTAAATCCATGCCTTGTTGAGTTTCTAAAGGCAAATCTATGTGCATAGTTGCTTCATTTTGTGGATATGCTTTCATATTGGTAACCTCTTTGCTATTTCGTAAATTACATTGACTGTCACAGCTCTGCCACAACGCTCATAACGCTGATTGTCAGAGACTAATGACCCATCTCGATACCACTTTGTCCAGTTATCTGGAAGGGATTGGAGGCGCTCGCATTCAAGAGGAGTAAGCTTTCTAAGCTGAGTACCATTCGTAACACCAAATGTCTTCTCAGGATTAGCAGAGATTGTTGCATGTGGCTCTGCTGGGTCTTTTGCATACAGCTCTCGATGTTGCATCAAACCCTTTCCCTTGGTGTTTTTGTCCTTTAATTCTCTTCTTAGTTCCTTACCTTCCTCCGTCCTTCTTACCCCAATTGCAGACCAGTTGTTCTCAATAAGAATTCCGTGCCTGTCTTGAGCGGTCAGAGTAAATGCTGGCTCGTTATGCTCCTTGATGCGTCTACCATTCTGGCGCTTACTATCCCTGTCAGGAGTCAATACAGCTTTAACGATGTATGGAACATTGTTTCCGCCTGTACCCATGTTCGCTGTCAGGGTAGGTGTGTAGTCACCCTTTACATCTCTGAAGTGGTTTCGTCTCCAGTGGGTAGCCCGAACATGTCCATCTGAGGCGAGTCCTTCGTCAATGACTGCTCTTGTGCCTCCACCTTTGTAATAGTGTGCGTCGAGCGTTGGTAAATAACTTGACCGAACCCGTTCCCCTTCTCCTTGTGATGCTGAGCTCGATTCTGCATTCTCTGCAAAGCACCTTCCGAGAGGAAATACTTCGGGTCGGGGGTGTCCTCTAAGACTTCCGACAATAAATACTCGTTCCCGATTCTGTGGGACTCCAAAATTCTTGCTGTTAACACACTCCCATTGGATGTCATACCCCAGTTCATCCAAACTGGCAATGATGACTCCAAATGTTCGTCCTCCGTCGTGGTTGAGAAGCCCCTTAACATTCTCAAGGAATACATATGGGATTCTTTTACTACTGAGGATTCGGCAGATTTCAAAAAAGAGTGTACCTCGTGTATCTTCTGTGCCGAATCCTGTTCTTCGTCCAGCAACTGAAAAAGTCGCACACGGAAATCCTCCAACGAGTAAGTCACAATCGGGGATTTCATCAGGCTGAATTGTTCTGATGTCTCGTCCATCTGGAGCGTCCTTAAAGTTGTGTTCGTAGATACTTCTGGCTTTCTCTACGATTTCGTTTGACCAGACGCATTCATGCCCAGCTCTTTCGAGCCCAAGCCTGAATCCGCCTATGCCAGCAAACAGTTCAATGAATTTCATTTAGCTTTGTTTTTAGAACCTAGCGGACGACCACGCTTTTTCGCAATAACTAGTTTTTGCGTGGACTTTTCTTCAACTTTTTTATTTAAAAGCCAACTGCGTGTTATAGGTTTTTTTACCTCTACCTTTACATCCGCTGGAGAAAAAGCAATTTTGTCCATTCTTTCAGCGTCTCTAGCTAAAACTTCTGCAAAAACATCATGGATAAACTTACGATTGGACTCAACCTTTTCTTCCATAATTTTTACAGATGCCATGATTTCAGTATTTTTCTTTACTTGATTCTTGGCGGATGTTTCAATTCTATTTTCTATAGCCATAGACTTTTTCTCAAGGTTCTCAACCCACGCCCAAGAAGGAGACTTCTTGAGTATGGCTTTAATTGCATTGAGCTCTGCCTCTAATTTAAGAACTTTGTCGCCTAGATTGAGTGATGTCTCTACTAGAGACTCTTTTTCCGATTTAGTGATAAACATTATTGCTCCTTAGAATGGGACATCGTCATCAAGACTTGCCAAGTCAACTGCTGGTTTAGAAACAGAACCGCCACCAAGCCTCTTGTACTCAGGGGATTCCTGAATCTTCTTCTTGAGACCGTCAGACAAAGCGTCAAACAATCCTCTGTCAAAGGCATCAGGCTCTAGGGAAACGCTAACAATCTTGTTAATCCCTTCTGGCAAACCGTTCTTTTTAATGGCTTGCGGTACAGGGGCAACAGTCTTTACATTGGCGTAGGTTTTTTGGTTCTTGTTGCTGGTTTCGTGGACGATGGTCAGCATGCACCATTTGTCTAGCAGGGCGGTTATATCGAATCCGTTGAGCTCCTCTAGGGTAAAGGGCTTATTGCGCCACGCCTCCAGCAAAGCACGCAATGTTGCCTTTTCTGACAAGGATAGGGTGTAGTTTCCAGAGACCATGAGAGGTTTACCGTCAGGGGTAGATAGCCCAAGACCGTTTTCGTCCTCCCCGTGGAGCTCCCAGCTAATCAGGATTTTGCGTAGGACATTGCCATACGAGTTCTGATGGCTGCCCATATCTACGATGCGGTAACATCTAGCGAGATGGTTGCCTGCTGGAGCTAGTTGAAAGTCAGTTCCGCCACTTGATGATGCGATGATAGCCATAATTAAGCCTTTCCAAAGATATTGCCAAAGTCAGCAAAAACATCCGTAAGGACTTGCTGTGAGTGGCATGGTTGTTTTGATTTACCGCACTCGAATCGAATGATTTCTAAGTCTTCAGCGGTTGCTTGGTTTTTCTCTGCACGCTCCAGAGCCCGTTCTAAAAGGAACTCTCGCTCCCGTTCTGCGTGAAACATTTCTGCATCAGTCATAATTTTCTCCTTAACGACACCATGTCGTACTGAGAATATTAACATGATTTAAAATAATTGCACTAGTATTTACACCTATCAAAAAAAATATTTACATAAATCAAAATTAGGTTATATTCTTACTTCAAGGAGAGTACAAACATGTCACCATTTGATGCATTAAAGATTGAATTTGGAACACTAACCCAGCTGGCAAGCTTACTGCGTATGAAGGAAACGGCTTTGTACCAATGGGTCAAAAGGGGTCAAATCCCAATTAAGCATGTAAAGAGAATTGAACAATTGTCACAAGGAAGATTGACTGCCGAAATGTTGCGCCCTGACCTATTCGGGAAGTAATCATGCACTACTATCAACATAACATTGGTGACTATCGTAAAGATACTTCTCACCTTACTCTGTTAGAGCATGGTATTTATCGACAGCTTCTAGACAGTTATTATTTGGACGAATTGCCTTTATGCAATGACCTTGCAAAGCTTATGCGTTCGCATAGCGTTCGCAGTGCGGATGAACAGCAAGCGCTTCAAAATGTATTGACTGACTTCTTTGAGTTGACAGAAAAGGGCTACATTCACAAGCGTTGTAATGAGATTATTGCTCAATACCATGGCAAATCAGCCAAGGCTAGAGCATCTGCAAACGCCCGTTGGGGCAATAAACATAAGGGTTCTAAGCGTAAGCAATCCGAAGGTAATGCGAACGCATTGCAAACGCAATCCGAAGGGAATGCTAACCATAAACCAATAACCAAGAACCATAAACCATCTGTAGGGAACGCAAAAATTGAGTTACCAGCTTGGCTACCAGAGAAAAATTGGCAGGAGTGGTTGGAATACCGTCGTAGTTCTAAGAAACCAATGTCTGATTTGGCAATGACTAAATTCCTTAACCAACTACAGGCTTTTGTGAGCCAAGGCTATGACCCCATCAAATTGCTGGATACAGCTATTGCCAGCTCTTGGACGACTGTCTATGCCAGAGAGGATGCCAAGAAGACCACATCCACGGGCGCAAATTTAATGAAGGGGGTTACCTATGCTCGGACATAAGCAAATCATTAACCTTCGTAAGAACTTCCGTAAGCCCACAACGGTGTTTATTGAGATTGCCCCATACCCAAAGGTCAAATACCCCTATGAAGACCCTGAGAACGCCATTTTGATGAACCAGAGCCCTACGGTATATACGGGCGGTATAAGCCCAAAGAAGGCTGATTTGAGCTGGGTCAAAGGGCTAAAAATACAGCTTTTGGCTATGGATGCAAGTAATGAAGAGTTTGCTAAATGGTGGTGTGCGGTGGTTGATGCACAACCATCTTTTTTAATCGGAGTAGATGCAGATAACGAGGTTAACGAATGGAGAGCGTAATTGAATTTGACGACATTAATTGGGAAGAGTACGAGCAAGGCACGCAGAATTCACGAAAAGTTAAGGAGAAATCCTATTACTCTGAGGAAGTGCGTAAGTACTTTGAAGGAGGTCTTATTGCTCGTGGCTCTCATTTACCTTGGGATACTCATGGTTTATTTGTCGGGTTACGCCCTTCCGAAGTATCTGTCTGGGCTGGGATTAACGGACATGGCAAAAGCCTTTTGCTCGGTCAATGTGTTCTGTCCTTAATCCAACAGGGTCAGAAGTGCTTGATTGCCAGCTTTGAGATGCGCCCAGAGATTACCTTAGCTCGCATGGCTAGGCAGGCTACGGGTATGCGTATACCATCCCCACTCGCTCTACTAAGCTTTGACAATTGGAAAAAAAACCACCTTTACCTGCTTGACCACCACGGCATGATTAACACCGAATCCATGCTGGCTGTGTGCCGTTATGCCTCAGCTGAGCTGGGTGTCCAGCATATTGTGATTGATTCTTTAATGAAGTGCGTGAAAGGGGAGGATGACTTCAATGGTCAAAAAGATTTTGTTAATGCGCTTTGCTCTATTGCTCAAGATACTGGAATGCATATTCATCTGGTTCACCACATGCGAAAAGGTTCTGATGAAAAGCATTTACCGGGCAAATTTGACCTCAAGGGGTCGGGGTCGATTTCCGACCAAGTTGATAATGTTTTTATTGTCTGGCGCAATAAAGGTAAGGCTGTGGAACGGCAGGAAAATGGTTCAACTGATGAAACGGTTGCGGATGCTTTCCTAATGTGTGAGAAACAGCGTAATGGAGAGTGGGAAGGTCGTATGCCACTTTGGTTTGAGGGCGACAGCCAGCAGTATGTAGGGGAAATGCATGGAAAAATCCAGCTTTATTTACAGTGAAGAGTACAGGCATCAGTGCGAAGTTAGATTTATTTTGAACGAAAGACGATTGAGAGGAAAAGAATGGCTAAGACAATTTCTAAACCAACCAGCAGTGCAAAAAAGAAGATTAAAACTGGAGAAGGACATATTGGAACAGTGGAACAAGGGGAACAGGGGCGAGACCCCGAACCTGTGGTTGTAGAGGTTGTTCCTGAGACTCCATTGACCATCGATGAACTGCGAATTATCGGGGAGGATTACGCTCTGACACCCATGATTTATGGGGAGCAAGCCTCTAAAGCGCCCCATCCTACCGATGTATTGCCAGATGCAAAGCCAAATGACCAAGACATTACTGACCCTTTGCAGTTGTTTATTAACCGCTACCAACCTGGCGAGCTGGTCAGCAAGAACCACTTTCGTAACTTGTTATTAACCATTTTGAATGATTGGAAAAACCGTGCCTGATATGAGCGACTTTCAGAAGCAATTCTTAGCCAAAGGGGTTGGAAACCAGCTGTTTACACAAGAGGAGTTTGATAATGAACTCGCCTTGGCTAAGGCTGAAATCATGACCATGGCTATTGAAGCGTCCCGTACAGCAGTCATGATGGAGCGTGAGTATTGCGCCCAGCTGGTGGATAAGATGGCTGACGAAGAGGAGGAAGGGGAAACCTGCACCGCCATCCGTAATGTAGCTACCGCCATCCGTAACCGCATTCCTAGCCAAGTCAAGCAATGATACAAGTCACCTTGCCCTTTCCACCGTCCGTCAATACCTACTGGCGTACATTTAAAGGGCGCATGCTTATCTCAGCCAAAGGCAGGGATTATCGGGAGGTGGTCGAACAATTGTTCGGTTACTTGCCCATGGTTGAGCCAATAGAGGGTGCTGTATGCGTGGATATTCTGGCTTACCGCCCAGATAAAAGACGCAGGGATTTGGACAATCTTTTCAAAGCGCCTTTAGATGCCCTCACCTACGCAGGCATCTGGAAGGATGACTCCCAGATAACCGACCTACGCATTCGCTGGGCTGACGAAATTGGCGGAATGCTCAAAGTCACCATAACTGAGAAGGAAAAATGAAAAAGTACCCACCAACAACGCCTGACAACATCAATCCCTACGAAGCCATGGACTTCCTGCGAGACAACGCTGGAGAGGCTGGTCGGCTTAAGGGTCAGGTGTATATCTTGACGGAGATGCGTAAAACCGTCAAAGCTAGGCTAATGAATCTGGCTATAGAGGCTAAGACAGAAGCTGCCAAGGAACGCTTTGCTGACTCACATGAGGAGCTGGAAAAGCACATAAACAAAACTGGGGAGGCTATCTCTGAATTTGAAACCCTCCGTTTATTAATCTCAGCGGCAGAAGCTAAGCTTGAAGCATGGCGCTCTCTGGAAGCCTCAGCCCGTAACGAAATAAGGTTATCCCAATGATTGATTACGCCCAAAGCATTATTGACATGCGTAGAGCTCCGTCCTCCAGAAGATAGTCAAACAGCATGTACAGGAATGACAAGCTCTTACGGGCGGTAGCCCAGCTCCCCTGCATGCACTGTGGTCTGAAGGGCTCTACCCAATCCGCCCATAGTAACCAGCTCAGGGACGGCAAAGGGCGTGGGCTCAAGGCTCACGATTACCGTGTCTGCGCTTTGTGTTTTAGGTGTCATGCCGAGCTTGACCAAGGCAATAAGCTGTCTAAAGAGGAACGGGTTGAGATGTGGGAGGAGGCGCACCGTAAGACCATAGGCAAGCTTTTTGAGGATGGCTGGCTAGAGGTGCAGTCTCACCCATATTAGGGTAAGTCCTAGGTGCATTATTTGCACAACTGGATAATTTATGTTCTAATTGAATCACTGCAACGAGCAGTTAAATTTAAATAGGAGATTAAAATGTTAAGACTTGGAACTCAAACTGGTAGCGTTTTCAACCACATTGACAGCCGTTCTGTCCGTGGCGAGCCTGAGCCATTCGTTGGTATGGGCGCAACAGTTCTTCACTGGACTGACCGTTCTGCTGTTACTGTTGTTAAGATTGAGGTAATCCGTGGGGTTACTTATGTCACTACTCAAGACGACAATGCAAAGCGCAAAGACGCAAACGGTATGTCTGAATCTCAAGATTACGAGTATTCAACCAACCCCAATGGTTGCCTCCGTGTATTCAAAAAACACCCAAAAACAGGTTTCTGGAAGTTTTGCGTGCTCAACCCAGAGACAGGTCGCTATGTCCAACAAAAACATGGCTCAGGTTTAAAGATTGGAGTGCGTGATGAGTATTACGATTACAGCTTCTAAAAGAGGGGGGGAAACCCCCTCATGGAAAGGTTAAAAATGACAAATTATGAAACAGTAAAAACTCCAGACTTTACTTGGAAAGTGTATCGTCTTGAGGATGGGGAGGTAGGTTTTGGTAGCAAAAAAGAAGTAATTACCCGTAAGTATTGGGAAGCCACTTTTGCCCAATCGTCTCACGCTAAAGATTTTATTGAATTTTTGAAGCAAAAAAAGGAGGTAAAATGACTACATTCACTACTGAAGATAGGGAGCGAGCTCAGGGCTTTACCCCATCCAATGTGCCTTATGACAATGGCAAGATTAAGATGGGTATCAATTACCAACCGCCCAAATATGTGGAGCAAGACTCAGATATGCTGATGATTCAGTCTTACTTGATTCAAGACCCTAAAATCTTGAACTTCCACTATTGGCTTAACCGTGCCTACATGGGCGTTTTAGTCTTCATTGTTTTAGTTATCTGGCTCACCTCATGAGCTGTCCAGTTGTTATCGTGGACAGTGGGGCGAGCGTCCCAAAGGTCAACCCCCCTGAGAAGGAGAAAAAAGTGACCAAACTTGAATTACAACTACTCGCCATAGTGATGGGTGGAATCATCCTTGCTATGGCTCTTGTCACCCTTGGCTACAACCTAGCCTTTTACTTAACCTGCAAGGCATAACATGGAACTCTGGGAACAAGGCTTTAACGATTGGAAAAAGTTGTTGCAAGACCATGAGGCGGAAGAGCTCCTTCAAGACCCATCGGCTATCTGGGATGAGGCTTGGAGGCATGTGGTCATGATAAGTTCTGAGATGGTCAGGTCAGCTGGTCATGAGGAACTAGCCCAAAACATCCAGAAAACCCTCTTATCGTGACGCTACGCCCTCGCAAAGACATAAACAGGCTGGCATCCCAACGCAGGCAACATCGCCCTGCTATAGCCCTTTTTAACCGTTTCCAGACCTTCAAGGTAATCATGCGGTACGGGAGGCGTAAACCAGTGCATTGGTGGGGTTAGGGAAAGTCCTAATAAGAATTCTTGCACAACTGGATAATTTGTGTTCAAATACTCTTACTGCATGAGCAGTTTACTTGGGAGATATAAATGGACTTATTAAACATTGTTGAAGATGATATAATGACCGCTACAGTCAAGCCAGTTAAGGCTTCGACGGGTGTCACGCTCTTTAAAGAAGATTGCAAAAAATGCTCTGGAACAGGTAAGTGGACTTCCTATTCTGGCTTTACTACACGCACTTGCTTTGCTTGCAAAGGCGTTGGTTTCCATGAGTACAAGACCAATTCTGTTACCCGTGCCAAAGCTCGTGAGCGTTCTGTCCTTGTAAAAGCTACCAAAGAAGCTGACCGTTTGGCTGACTTTGCCGAGCAATACGAAGCTGAGTACAGCTGGATGGTTGAGTCTGCTCCTACATTTAGCTTTGCCCAGAACATGCTTGATGCCCTCAAAAAGTACGGTTCTTTGACTGAGCGCCAGTTAGCGTCTGTACGCAAATGCGTGCTTTCCTCAGCTGACCGTGCTATCGCTAGAGCCCAAGCTCAGGCTGAGCGTGCAGAATCCGCCCCAGAGGTCAATTTAGGAGCTCTTGCAGACGCTTTTAACTCCGCTCTGGAGAAAGGTAACAAGCACCCACGCCTACGCCTTGACAGCTTTGTATTCACCCCAGCTCCAAAGCTTGGCAAAAACGCTGGCGCTATTTACATCAAGGAAGAAGGTCAGTATCTTGGTAAGGTAATTGGCAACAAGTTCTTCAAGGTTCGTGAGTGCTCGGAAGACCAAGAGAAGCGCATCATTGATGCTTCTGTTGACCCGAAAGGCGCGGCTATCAAATACGGACGCATGTTAGGCGCATGTTCTGTGTGCGGTAAGACTCTTAAAGACCCAGAGAGCATCGAGATGGGAATAGGTCCAATCTGTGCAGGTAAGATGGGTTGGTAAAGTTTACGGGGAGGGCTGACACTATTCAGCTCGATGTCTATACGGAGATAAGACTAAAAAGACTGTCCTCCCCTTCTAAATTAAGGTAAAATATGAGTGATTTCAACGACTTATCAAAAGAAAGCTTGGTATCCCTAGTCAAGATGTACAAGGATTTGGTCGAAAGGCAACACATTCTCATCCAAGGACAAGAAACCGAGATAAAGGAGCTGAAGGCTAAATACCAGCAGGAATTCGACTACATCGAAAAGAAATTCTCGGATGGCTGGTGGAATGGTGTAAAAGAGTACAACGAACAGCACAAGGCTCAAGATAAATGAAGAAGAAATACGACTATGAGATGACTCAGGATGAGATAGCTCAAAAGACCCTGATGAGCAGGAACATGGTCGCTGAGATAGAGAAGCGTGCTCTAGAGAAGCTCCGCAAAATCATGAAAAAGCGTGGCATCAAAGCAAAAGATGTACTGTTGGATTAATTTGTATATACTACAAGTGCTTTGTCGTGAGGATGAGGCGAATTGTTTAAGAGCAAACTGGGACATAATCCCTGACAGCTGGGAAAGACCAGCACCCCCAACTTTGAAAGAAAGTTATGGTAGCGCCAAGATACAGTGAAAAAAAACTTGAGGACAAATCTAAGCCAAAAGTCACTGGTCGCCCCTCCAAATACTCCCCAGCATTGTCCTATGAGATATGCGCCTTACTCGCTGTGGGTAAGTCAGTTCGCTTTATTGGTGAGCTTGATGGTATGCCTGTACCCTCTACTATCTTCAAGTGGTTAAGAGAAATCCCTGAGTTTTCGGAGCAATACGAGAAAGCTAAGGAAGAATCAGCTGATGCGCTGGTGGCTGAGATGCTAGATATTGCTAGTGAGATGCCTATGATTTACGAGGCTGACGCTGACGGTAACATGGTAGCAACCAAGCTCGATTCAGCTGGAATCGCTCGAAACAGGTTGCGTGTAGATGTAATCAAGTGGCAGGCTTCCAAGCTCAAGGCTAAGAAATACGGTGACAAAGCCATCATGGAGCACACAGGTAAGGATGGGAATTCTATCCAGATTGACCATGTGAACATAGCCATGGAAGAATTGCTTGAAACCATCAAAAAAAAGCTATGAAGCATAAGGTAGACGACAGAGTCTTCTACTGCATGCAATGTGGCAAATCCCTACTAGACATCTTTGATGACAGGCACTACGAGTGCGATGGCATTGAGGGTTATATCCACCCAGAGTTTGTGAAGGTCAGACTCAAGTTCATACAGCTAATGGCTCTCAGTAGCTACGATAAGGAAGATGGCAAGCAAAAAGCCAAATAAAGCCGAGGTAGAAGAGCTCGCTAAGATGGCTAGAACAGCTGACCCAATTAACGCTGAGGTCATGCTTAGGAAGCTTCGGTGGCTATCTACCCAGAATGAATACCAAAGGATGCCTGACGGAGATTGGTGGGATGTATGGCTGTTCCTAGCAGGGCGAGGCGCAGGTAAGACAAGAACGGCTGCTGAGACTGTCTGGCAACTGGCTTGGGACAACCCCAAGACTAGGACGCTGGTATCCGCTCCGACCTATTCCGATGTCAAGGATGTCTGCTTTATGGGGGAATCAGGGCTAATCAACACCATGCCCAAGAACATCATTGAAAAGCATAGGGAGTCTGACAACGAGATAATCCTCATCAACGGGTCAATCATCAAAGGAATCCCTGCGTCAGAACCAGAACGGTTTCGTGGTCCACAGTTCCACTACGCATGGCTGGATGAGCTGGCGGCTTGGGAATACCTCGATGAAGCGTGGGACATGATTCAGTTTGGATTGCGTTTGGGTGACCATCCTATCGCTATTTGTACCACTACCCCAAAGCCAAAGCTCAAGATTATGGAGCTGGTGGATAGGGATGGAGAGGATGTCATCGTTACAAGGGCTACGACCTACGATAACCTGAGCAACCTAGCTCCTACCTTTCAAAAGCAAATCATGCAATACGAGGGTACAAGCATAGGTCGGCAAGAGATTTACGCTGAGATTATTGACCCAGAAGAGTCTGGAATCATCAAGCGGAACATGTTCAGGCTATGGAACGCTTACCTGCCAACAGGGGAAAAGAACCCATTGCCCCAGTTCACCTATGTCCTACAGTCTTACGATTGCGCTACCTCCGACAAGACAGTCAACGACCCAACCGCTTGCGTGGTGCTAGGAGTTTTTAAGCCATCCCCAGACAAACCACCATCCGTCATGCTGATTGATTGTTGGTCAGAACACATGCAATACCCAGACTTGCGCCCCAGAGTCATCGAGGAAGCTACCTCTATCTATGGGAATGAAGACGAGTTTGGGCATGGGAAGAAGGTTGACCAGATACTGATTGAAGATAAGTCAGCTGGTATCAGTCTTATACAAGACTTGCAACGAGCTGGGCTCAACATACGAGCTTATAACCCAGGCAAGACTGACAAGGTAGGACGACTCAATCTGGTGTCACCTATCATCGCCAAGGGATTGGTCTACCTTCCTGAGAGTGAAGAGCATGAGAACGAGGTACGAAGCTGGGCTGAACCATTTGTCAATCAAGTCTGTGCGTTCCCAGATACAAGGCATGATGACTATGTAGATGCTCTGACACAAGGCTTGCGTTTATTGCGAGATATGGGTTTAATTACAGTAGATTATCTGTATAATGACGAAGACATCTACTTAGATGAAACTCAACCTAAGCGAGTAAATCCCTATGCCGTTTGACGCACTAGGCAACTTTATACCTGACGATGAACTGTCGTTAGACGCTATGAAGTATGAGTTGGCTAAAAGAGGTTCAATGCCTTTGCGCCCAGATGGTTCAGATGTACCGTATGTAGCTTCCGAGATTCCAAAAACTTATGTAGCTAAACCTCCTGCTCGAACATCGAGTGGTTCGCCATTTCATATGCCAGATGTAGCAGAAGCGGCTGCTACCTTTGGCTCAAGCCTAGCTGCCTTTGTTCCAGCGCATTTATACGGTGTTGCTAAAGGAATTCAAGCTGGCGAGTACGGTAAATCTACTAAAGTAGCACAAGAACAAGCCGCTAAAGCGCTAGAAGCCATGACCTACAAGCCTCGCACTGAGGAAGGTAAATCTATGGTTGAGTCAATCGAAGCCATACCACGCACACTTACTGGTTCGCACATGGGTGCTGGGCCTATGGCTGAGATATGGAAAGCGCCAATACGAATCTCACCATCAGATGTGCAAGTCATGGGTGCTCGTGGTATCAGCGCAGCTCGTGAGATTGGTGACATTCCAAGAGACTTCTCCGCAGCACAGTCTGGGCTTACCCGTCTAAACGCTTACAACGAGCCAACCTACGGAGCTCGACTCCAAGCTGTAGCCGAAGATATTGGTAATGTCACAGCCAGACGGCAAGCGATGGGTAAGTCTTCCCTCGCTGGTATCCCAGAAGGATTTGTAGAGGTATTTGACCCCAAGCTATACGCTGTCCGAAACACTGGTGAAGGGCAAATGGTATACCCAAAGGAAACAAAGGCTGGGGTTAGCCCTGATAGCGTCACTTACGGCAATACAGAAGCAGAGTTACGCTCGATAGCTCCTGAGCTCAGTGTCAACCGTCCTGAAGCAATCATTGATAGCTATGAACAGCTTTACATGTCTGACCGTTCCCCAGCTTCACGCTCATTGCAAGCGCATAAGGATAATTTCTTTGAGACCAAAGCCAAGGAAATGTTTCCACCAGAGTTTACTGGTAGTGACGCACTGAGAGCTTTGGAAAGAGGTTATCCACCAGCTGAAGTCAGAGACATGAAGCTTAAGTGGTTTCAGGAGTTTATTGAAGAATCAAGGGCGCAAGGCTTTAACATCCCGTCCATGGAAGAGTACATAACTCGTGCTCAAGGCGCTAACCTGCTAACCAGAAAGATTATTCCAAACATCATCCAGAAGTACATTGGAACGCCAGCTGACCCATTCCTTGAAAGCGCTAAAAAGGGTATCACTATGAACCCTGCTGAAGAGCTAATTGAGAAATTTGGTGAGTCAGACACCAATACAGAGGTGGCTCGCCAAGTGGCTGGCTTTGAACCCAAAGGCGAGATAGCCGACAAGCTGATGCCTGTCGCTGTGTCTAAGCTGAATACCCAGAACCAAGAGTTGGATACTTTGATTGCGGAACAGGCTGAAATAGGTCGAACCGAAGGCATGGTTGTACCTTACCCAGATGGGCGGATTGACCCAGATACAGGGCAAGTGGCTATGGCTACCAATCCAAACTACGCTCAGTACAGCAACAAGATTGGCGCTATGCGTAAAGCTATTGAGGATACCGAAGAGGAAATCCGCAAGCTCCAGATTGCCCAAGCCTACGAGAATGTTTCAGACGCATCTATTCAAAGGGCTGAGGCTGCGTATTTCAGACAAAATATTCCACCAGAAGAAGAACAGTTTTTCCCTCAATTGTTTGGCGAGAAAAAGCGAGCAACCAGAATATCTCCTATTGAATACCTGACTCCAGGAGATGCTCCATTCTTTGAAACCAGCGCACAAGGGCTAAAAGGAGCTGGAATTATTCCTCTGGCTCAAGAGCTAGTTCAAAAGATTATGAGGGGAGAGATTCCTCCCGACCAGATACCGACCTTGTCCCAGCCACACACCATCACGAAGTTCATGGCTGACATTGTTGCTCCACGGATAGAGAAAGAAAAGGCGGCTCGTCTAGCCCAAAAAGACTACAAAAATAATGTGATGAATCACTTCCTTGAGGTGCTCAAAACCATCCCAGAGAGCATGAGGGTTGGTAAAAACGCCAAGCTTTTATGGATTGATGACGCAACTCCTGAAGCAGAAATTAATCAGGCGTTGTCTGATGAGACTTTCATCCTTGACCATTGCATTGGAAACTCTGGTAGCGGAAGAGGAACAAAGCACATATTCACTGGGGATGACCGCCAATACATTCCTTATATGGACCCAGCTACTCAGCAAAAGTTCAAGAATGCAGGTGGAACTAGCTCCTATATGGATGCTGTAAAAAATGGCGAAAAAGACATCATGATGATTCGTGATGATAAGACGGGTATGCCAGTAGGAACTATTGAGCTAAATAAACAAGCTGGTGCTGATGGCACAAACGAATATAGCATTGGCTATGTCAGCGGATACAAGAACCATTCCAATAAATTTGATGGAATTGACCCTCAGTACAGTGAGGCAATCAGAGACGCATTGAACATGGTTAAGGATGAGGTTACATCTTCTGACGGCAATGAAGCCCGTTCTGGCGTGTTTGACATGAATGACAACGACCAGCTCAACAGGCTTAAAAAAAATCTTCCTTTGCCTAGCAGAAATAATCAAGAGAGGTCTAGAGCATGGGCTGGAGTCCAACAGATTCTTAAAAAAACCATTGGCTTTGACCGTTTTATTACTTTTAAGCAGGCTCAAGAAGCCCTCAAACAATACATATCTGAGAATCCACCAGTTCCAGAAGTGCGCTCAGGATTCCCACCAGCTGGCAAAGAGGTTACAGAGCGCAACATCATCATGCAAGGATTGAGCAGGGATAACTTGAATGTTAGCCGTCAGCTTGACGCATCTCGTCTTGTATCTGATGGTAATAGGTTTGCTAATCTTCCAAGCACTACAAACATGGAAGAAGGTCCACGCTTAGCGTTGCAAACAATATTAAGAAGTGAAAATCGTAGAGCGAGTGCAACACAAGGAATTAGTGACTATCAACTGTTCCGCAATATACAGAGCTATATTGACCAGATAAATGATGGAAGCTTACGCTTTGGTGACTTTGGTCTTCGTAATGGCTCTGATTTGCTTGAACTACAAACAGGATTGCAAAGACATGCTGACGCTATTGGTCAGCTGGCTCATTATGCGGATGTGTTGCAACGCAATGGATACCGTTCACCGTTGCCATCTGAAAACCTCAATACTCCAGAATGGCAAGCTTATCAACGCTTTATTGGCGAATTAGAAATTGATGACCCACAAGACTTAAGAACCAGATTACGGGACATGATTATTCATGGTGACCCTCGTGAAGTTGACCCAAATTTAAATGATATTCAGCGTGAAAACTTTAAACATTTATTAGAAATTCATGACCGCTCAATAAATGAAGCTTTGACTTATCCTGCTCCAACAGCTCCTGCTCAGCAACGAGGCATTCCGCTTAGACAATTTGAAGAGCTTGTTGAAAATACTATAAACGAGATTGGCACTAACTTTGGTGAAGCAACACGCCAAGAAGTTAACAATATTTTTGTTAATGCTATTGGTTCTCAAATGGATGTTGCTGTAAATGAGCGTCCAGTTCAGGTATCAAACTTTCTTAATGAACAGGCTCGTGAAGCTTCTAATCCTGTAGCTGTTCGTAACGCTTTAAGAGTTCTAGCTGGAGCTATTAACCAAGCCAACGCTGACATACTAAACGCCCGTAATGCTCCAGCTCCAGCTCCAACCACAGCTTTACCTTCTTTACGGGAATATGGAGAAGCTTTAATAGTGGCAGAGCAAAATATGCCAGCAAATACTTGGCAAGATGTAGCTGAAATATTAAATGAAATTCAAAATGAAGTTACACGAGATGGCGGATTGTATTATCAACATCCAGCTAGAATTGTTACCAGACTAAATGAACAAGCTGATTATCAAGACGAAGGTGGAGAACCAAATACTGCTGTAGGCTTGCGTAACCTAGCAGGTGAGATAGCTCGTTTAGTACCAGCCAATCCTCCTGCATCTATGGCTTTGGCTAATGCAAGACCAAGAACTTTGGTTGCTGGTCAAGAGGCTTTATCCAACAGTATTTTGGATGCATTGCATGAAGACCATACTTTAGAAGTAGACATTTCGGATAGGTTAAATGCTCTTCAATGGCGTGAGAATCTAGTCAATGACCCAATGGGATTGGTTAGAAACATTAGGATTGAAGCGGATGCAGAGGCTTTAGCTGGTAATGAACGGCTTGCTTCAAAGTTCTACGACATTGCTAATCTGATTGCGGATGAGAATGGGCAAACTATGTTTACCCCAGCTCCAAGGCAAAATCAAGCTCCAGCACAGTCTTCTTTAGACTTAGCTATGACAACTGAAGGGCAACGAAATACCAATCGGGTTGAACAAGTTGTAGCATTAAGAGACGGTATTGACCGTCAATTAGAGGAGATAAACAACGCTGACCGTGCTGGTTTGATGGGGTTAGTTGATTTTTATGGCAATCCAAATGACTTGCCAGATAGAATTACTGACCACACAAACTCGTTTGATGACGCTACACGGATAGCCAACTATCTGAGACAGCACGCTCAATCTAGGTTAGATAGCATGCCTACAGAGCGTAGTGTTCCTACAGCCACTATGCCAACCCCAAGGGATATAGCTAATCAAACAACCAGCGCAACCAATCAAACTGATGCTCAAAGAGTAAGGCAAATTGATGCTCTAACCAATAGCATCAACAATGAAATTAGAGATTTGCCTACTGACCGAGCTGGATTGAACCGTGCTTTAGATTTCTACACAGACTACGACAATCTCCCAACCGATTTAATGAATCTGCTTCCAAGGCAAGATGATGCAGAGCGCATATTGGATTATATCCGTCAGCACATTATATATAGGCTTGTTAATCTAAATCAGCAACCACAGCAAAATGATGTAAATGGGTACTTTAACCGCATCAATCACATTATTGATGACACTATCCTTACGGTTAATAACAACCCAAGATACGCTTATATGAACTTGCCAAACGTTCTTGAGCGTGAAATCAATTCCTATCACCAAAACTCTGAAAACCTGCCCCAGTTCATCCAATATCTACGGGATGACCTAGATAGCGTTGTAACCAACCATGCTGGTGATGAATTCCATGACATGTATGCCGATGAAATTAGGCATTTAATTGACCGTCTTGAGCGTGTAACAGTTGATTTGCCACAGTTAGTAAACCAATCATTCCACCAGCAACCTGAGCCAGCTATAGCTGTAGCTCAATTGCCAACTCCTGTTGAACAACAAAATCAACAAATTAGCGATGCTATTATCCGTCGTTCAGAACTAGTTAACCAGAATCATCTTGGTATTTCTCAGCGTTTTGACACGATTGTAAGAGTAGCTTCCAATGAAGCTAATCCACAAACTAATCCAGTGGAATTTATTCAATCATTGCATCACAGAGCCAACAGCGTAGACAGGGTTGGAAACCGTGAAGACCAAGTCTTGGCTAATATGCTTAGAGGCTTGGCTGATGATGTCAACAATGCATTACAAAGACAAGTTGACCCCATAAGACAAGAGCTAGAAACAGCTTACAACATAGCTAGTGAATCAATTCGCACCCGTCATCCTATGATGATTGAGGAAGTAATGCGCTCACCTAATACCAGAGCCAACCTTGCTGATGTTGTTAGAGCCGACCCAATGCGTTATGGGTTACAAGATTACTCTGAAGATGTAGTTAACCATGTTGCAGAACGACTAATCTCTGATGGATTGTCTAATGGTGCAAGGCAATTGCCAGCTCCTGAACTAGCAGAGCAACACTTCAGCCGTGTAGAGCAAGGCGTTAACCAGCCAGAAGGATTGGGCGCTTTAAATCGTACTGACCAAGAGGTTGTTAGGAGATTGGCATCTCAAACAATTGCAGGGCAAAACATCAGTGCAGGCAATGTAATGCCAGCTCAGCGTGAAATGGCAAATGTGCTATTTGGTAGCGGAGAGGCTACTGGAAATGCTTTGCCAGCTGTTGAGCATATAAGGCTAATAAGAACATTAACTAGCGAAACCTACAATCCAGCAACTGATGGTGAAGCCCTAATCAGGTTATTAGAACAGCGTGTTGGTATGTTTGCCAACTTAGAGCCATTCCAAAGACAAGAAGGTATTAGTATTGTCAACAATTGGAATAGCCTCCGTTTCCCTAACTATCGCCCACCAGAAGAGGGTATGGGGCTAGAGCCACAAGGTCGTAAGCGTGGTGGATTTATCCGTAAGATGAACCAAGGGGGAGAACCTCCTAAGCTTACCCCTTACGAGCAGTTCAAGATTGACAACGCTGAGCGCATTCGCCAAGGAAATGAACTCAACGAAAACCGTAACAAGTATGACCCATACAAGGGTTCTGGTCGTCCAATCCCTACTCAGAAGGAAAATCTACCAAGAAGAGCAAGTGGCTCGGCTGGTGTAATGCCCAGTGGGTCAGGTCCAAGCTATCTAGACAAGCCCTCCCTCTATGCGGTTGGCGGTAAAGTCTATATGGAATTTGGCGGTAAAGTGAGACCAGTTCCTAATATTCCTGCTACCCCTGAAAAGACAAGACCCAATCCAGTTGACCATGTGATTCGTAAGCCAGCAGACAAAGGCTTCCCAGAGACCCTTGAGCGCATACGCAACACGCCCAAGCCATCTGGTTCAGCAGGAGCTATGCCAAGCGGTTCAGGTCCAAGTTCCCTAGATAGACCTAGTCTGTACTCTAGTGGCGGTAATGTTAATATCGACGCAATGCGCTTAGCGTTAATGAAAGGCTAGTTATGGCGGAGATGCCAATTCCACAAAATTACAATCGTTTTATAGACCCAGTTGAAGAGAATTCAACCGAGGCTGAAGGTTCAATTGTAGAAATTCTTGATGACATTAACGGAGATACCGTTGAAGAGCTCCCTGACGGTTCGGCTATTGTCCGTTTAGACGACCTCAAGAGCCCTAGCGAAACCCCAGATTTTTATGAAAACCTAGCTGAAACCATTGAAGAATGGGAGCTAGACAAGATTGCTATGAAGTACCTTGACCTCATTGAGAAGGACAAGGAAGCTCGTGAAGACCGAGACAAGAAGTACGAAGAAGGTATCCGCAGGACAGGTCTTGGGGATGACGCACCGGGCGGTGCTCAGTTTATGGGCGCTTCTAAGGTAGTTCACCCTGTTATGGCTGAGTCTTGCGTAGACTTCGCTGCCCGTGCTATCAAAGAACTGTTCCCACCTGATGGACCTGTCCGTACCAAAATCATAGGTGAAGTCACAGAAGCCAAGACAGCTAAGGCTGAGCGCAAGCGTGACTACATGAACTGGCAATTAACCGAGCAAATCGAGGAATATCGGGACGAGCAGGAACAAATGCTTACCCAGCTACCCCTTGGTGGCTCGCAGTACATGAAGATTTGGTATGACGAGAAGATGAAACGCCCTCGTGTTGAGTTCGTTCCTATCGACAACATCTACTTGCCTTACTCAGCGGCTAACTTTTACACCGCTATGCGTGTCACAGAGGCGCAAGACATCACTCAAGAAGAGTATGACATCCGTGTTGACAGTGGTTTATACCGTGATTTAGATGTTTATCGGGTTCCTGAAGAACCTGAGATGACCAAATCCCAGAAAGCAACCAACAAGATTGAGGGTAAGAAGCAAGAATCCTCCAATGTTGACGGAATGCGGATGGTTTACCACATTCAGACATGGCTAGAGCTAGAAGACGACAAGTTCTCCAAGGGAGATAGAGCTCCATACATCCTGATGGTGGACGAAAACGAGCAAAAACCCGTTGGTTTATACCGCAATTGGGAGAATGGCGATGAAACTTGTGCAAAACTCGACCACATCATTGAGTTTAAGTTCATACCTTGGCGTGGCGCTTATGCCATTGGGCTTCCTCATCTTATTGGCGGTCTTAGCGCTGCTCTCACTGGCGCTCTCCGTGCTCTTATGGATAGCGCTCATATCAACAATGCTCCAACAATGCTCAAGCTTAAGGGAGCAAGGATTTCTGGGCAGTCAACCACTATCGAAGTAACCCAGATTGCTGAGATTGAAGGAGCACCTGGCGTTGACGATGTCCGTAAAATTGCTATGCCAGTACCATTTAACCCTCCTTCCCAAGTTCTTTTTGAGTTACTGGGCTGGTTAACCAACGCTGCCAAAGGCGTGGTTACCACAGCTGAAGAGAAGATTGCTAATGTGACCTCCAATGCTCCAGTTGGTACAACTCAAGCGTTGATTGAGCAGGGCGCGGCAGTTTTCTCCTCTATTCACGCCCGTTTACACGACTCCCAGCGTAGAGTATTCAAGGTTCTCGCTCGTCTTAACCGTTGGTATGTGGATGAACAGCAAAAAGGCGAAGTTGTAGCCGACTTAGCTATCTCCAAAGAAGACTTTGCTACCAATGCCGATGTCGTTCCTGTATCTGACCCCCATATCTTTGCTGAATCCCAGCGATATGCCCAGATTCAAGCGTTAGCGGCTCGTGCTGAAAAGAATCCTGACCTTTATAACCGCTTGGCGGTGGAAAAACGAATTCTGAAGCAGATTAAGTTACCTGACATCAACGAAGTCCTCCCTGACCCAGCGGATGTGAAGGAAATGAACCCTGCTCTAGAGAATGTCTCTATGACCCTAGGAAAGCCTGTAGGCGCATTCCCCAACCAAGACCATATAGCTCACCTGTTGAGCCACATAAGCTACGCCCAAGACCCTGTATTCGGTGCTAACCCTATTGTTGCTCCTGTGTTTGCCCCAGCCGCCTTAGAACACATCAAACAGCACTTGACCCTTTGGTATCTAACCAATGTAGACAAGTACACCAGTGATGCTCTAGGACGCAAGTTCGACATCTTGAAGATTCAGCCAATCATGCAAGAGGCTCAGAAGCTTATTTCTGTTGCATCGCAACAAGTTCATATGGATTCTGCCCAGAACCTGCAACAGCAAGTCATGCCTATCATTCAGCAGATGCTGGCTACCGTTCAGAAGATGAAGGGTCAAAGCAATGTACCGCCTGACCCGAATGTCATGGCTCAAGTCAAAGCGTTGCAAGAGACAGCTATGGCTGAAACCCAGCGTAAGACCGCTAAAGACCAAGCAGACATGGAATTTAAGCGCCAAGACATGATGGCAATTAGCCAAGAAAAAACTAATGAGCTTCAGGCTAAAGTCCTTATGAACACGGAAGATAACCTTACGGAAGAAAGAATCAAGACAGCAGAACTAACAAGAGACGCTGCCCGTTTGCAGAACGAGCAAATGCAAACTGCCATTGATGCTCAAAACAAACTTCAATCTGATTTAGGAGGACGCAATGTCTGACGATTTTATTAATATGCACAAGCGTATCGCTATGGGGCAACCCAGTGCTGAGACACACTTGAAAAAGGGTGGCAAAGTTAGCAAGTATCAAAGCGGTGGTTCATCTTCTTATTCTGAAGCTATGAAAGACCCAAGAGCCCAAAAAGTGTCTGCTGACGCAAGTTTGGCTAGAACATTAAAAACCAATACGCTTAAGGGTACTGACCTTGAAAGCATAAACCAAAGCGATGCGGCTAAAGGGATGCGTAACTATGGTCGTCTATACAAGCAAGGTTTGGGAATGAAGCCTGATACCGATTATGAGCACAAAAAAGGTGGAAAAATCAAAAAGTACGCAAAAGGTGGCGCTGTGGCTGAAAGCAAGGTAGCAAAGCTTCCAGCTATGGGCGACAAACGCAATGCTGGCGTGGATTTCAAGGCTGGCAAAGCAAAAATTGCAACCATGAAAAAGGGTGGAATGTCTAAGAAACCTTCTCTCATGATAGCAATTGCTGTGGGCAAAAAGCCTTCAGCTAGAGGTCGTTAATGAACTTTGTTGGTGACCTTGTTGGTGCAATAAAAGCGCAAAAGGAAGCAATTATGCTTGCGATGGCAAACGGAAACTGCACAAGTTTCGAGAGTTACCAGCGCCTTGTAGGTGAGTTTGTAAGCTTGGAAAAAGTTTTGTTAACCATTGATAAATTGTTAGAAGAGGAAAAAAATGTCGAGAAATGACATTGTGGCTCAAATCTTTGCAGATAAATCTGTGCCCCTAGACCCAAAAATCTTTGATGCTAGAGATGCAGAACAGACGCTTGAAGAAGCGTTTCCAGAAGTAGACCCTCTTATGGCTCCGTTTGGAGCTAGAGTTCTCGTTCAGCTGAGAGCAGTAAAAGAGAAGGTAACCTCCAGCGGTATCTATATTCCTGAAGAAGTTAAGGAAACCGAGAAGTGGAACACCATGATTGGTAAGGTGATTGCTATCGGTACTTTGGCTTTTAGGAAGCGTGAGTCGATGGAGCCATGGCCAGAAGGCGCATGGGCGCAAGTAGGTGACTATGTTCGTGTGCCTAAATGGGGCGGTGACCGTTGGGAAATTGACTTTAAAGATGACCGTGGCGTACGAGGGAAGGCGCTTTTTACCTTCTTTAACGACCATGAGCTCATTGGCAAAGTTACTGGCGACCCCCGTGACATCAAAGCATTTCTATAAGTTTTGAAAGGAAACTGTAAATGAACCCAACCCAAAAGATGGAAATGCAAGTGGATGAGGAGCAGGATGGTTCTGCTGTCGTTCAGCTTGCCGAAAGCGATAAGTCGCTATTACCTGAGTTTAATGAGGAAGACTCTCAGGGTAAACCCGAATCAGAATACCGTGCAGACGATGATTCTGATGACAATGAAGTTAGTGAAGAGCGTGAAGCTTTAAGGGAGACTCGTCGTGAAGAGCGTCGCCTTAAGAAGCAAATCAACCGTGAGAAGCTTAAAGAATCTAACCATCTCATATCTTCACTAAAAAGACGCAATGACGAGTTGGCTGAGCGCCTAGCAGTTATCGAGAAGAAGACCTCTGGTGCAGAGCTTGCACGAGTGGACAAGGCTATCGAGGATGCTGGAGTTCAGGTTGAGTACGCCAAAATGAAGATGCAAGAAGCAGTAAACGCAGCAGACGGTGCTTCATTAACCCGTGCTCAAGAGATGTGGTTTGAGGCTAAACGCAAGATGGAATCCCTTGAAAGTGTTAAAAGCCAAGCCACCAAGCAACTATCTCAGCCACGCCAAAACATCGCAGTCCCTGACCCAATGGTACAAAAGTTGGCTTCGGATTGGATGGAACGCAATACTTGGTATGACCCACATGGTCGTAACGAGGAGTCAGAAATTGCAATGATGATTGACAAAAAACTCACCGCAGAAGGTTACGACCCAGCATCAGAAGATTATTGGGATGAACTTGATGACAGAGTTGCAAAATTTATTCCACAAAAATCAAATCGTGGATATAATGATTCCAACCGTAAAGAAAGACCGAGGTCTGTTGTGACGAGTTCAGGTAGAGAGTCCAGTGGTAGCGCTAGAGGGAATGAGTTCCGACTTAGTCCTGACCGTGTCGCCGCCATGAAAGAAGCTGGTATGTGGGACAACCCAGAACTTAAACAAAAAGCCATTCGCAAATATGCTGAGTGGGACAAAACCAACAAACTTAAAGGTTAATCAATATGGACTCCAGATTAAAAAAGAATACTTCAGCAGGTCGTGAAAATCGTGGCGTTAACGATTTAGATAGAGCACCTATTGAGGATTCATTAGTATCATCAGATGAGCGTCGTAAGATGTTCCGCTCGGAATGGATGCAAGAAGCCCTTCCGAATCCCCCTGCTATCAAGGGGTTCCACTTATGCTGGTTATCAACAACAAACCAATACGACCCAATACACAAGCGTGTACGCCTTGGATATACACCTGTTAAAGCTGAGGAAGTCAGCGGCTTTGATACATACAGAGTGAAATCTGGTGAACACGCAGGATTAGTCGCTTGCAACGAAATGATTCTTTATAAGCTTCCAGAAGAACTTTATCAAGAAATGATGGTCGAACTGCATCATAACGCTCCTATGGATGAACAGGAAAAGATTAAGATTCAGCAAGAATCGTTGTTAAACGCTAAGGACAGTAATGGGAAACGACTTGGGCAAGTTGAAGGTGAAGGCATGAACTTTGACCAAACTGCTAAAGCTCCTACATTCATGTAGGGCTTAACAAGGAGATATTTATGTCCGCAACAAATGCTCCGTTTGGCTTACGCCCAGCCTACTTCCCAACTGGTTTGGAAAGAGCTCAAGCGTTAACCAACGGTATTAACTCTGGCTTTGCAGCCAATATCCTGAAAGGTCAGCCCATCGTTTACGGTGAAGCTTCTAACCAGACAGGCGTATCAACCAACGGTACGATTCTCCCAGCCGTAGCCACCTCTAACACTCCCGTTACTGGCGCTTTTGCTGGTGTTGAATTTACTGATACAACTGGTCGTCGTCGTGTAAGTAACTATTGGCCCTCAGGCACAACAGGTACATACATCATTGCGTATTTCTACAACGACTTAAACATCGTTTATGAGATTCAATCTGATGCGACTATGGCTCAAACCTCAATTGGTGGTACTTTTTTATTCAGTAACATCACTGCTGGTTCGACCACGACAGGTTTGTCAGCTGCGACTTTGGGTGTTTCAACAGCTGTAGCAGATGCCGCTACCACAGGTCAAATGCGTGTTGTTGATATTGCTCCATATCCAGACAACAACTGGGGGGATGCGTATGTTATTGTTCGTGTCCAATTAACAAATACACAATTCTATGGCGTTTACGCCTCGGTTGTTTAATTAGGAGACTGACAAATGGCAGCCCCGATGAGAAGTACGGATTTTCGCTCTATTGTTGAGCCAATCCTAAATGAAAGTTTTGACGGTGTTTATGACCAACGAGCTGACGAATGGAGCACTGTGTTCCGTGAGCAAGCTGGTATTCCCCGTAACTACCACGAAGAACCTGTTTTGTACGGTTTTGGAGCAGCGCCTCAGTTACCTGATGGCTCACCTGTTTCATACCAACAAGGTGGTGTTCTATTCCTCCAACGCTATGTCTACAATGTGTACGGCTTGGCATTTGCTTTGACCAAGGTTTTGGTTGAAGACGGTGACCACATCCGCATTGGTCAGGTATACGCCAAGCACTTAGCTCAATCTCTGGTTGAAACTAAGGAAACTTTAGGCGCTAACATCCTGAACCGTGCGTTTAATAGCTCGTATGTAGGTGGTGATGGTGTGTCTTTGATTAACACTGCACATCCACTCGCTATCGGTACGACAAGCAATCAGCTGACAACCGCAGCCGCCCTAAGCCAAACATCACTCGAACAAATGTTGATTCAGATTCGTCAAGCCGTTGACAACAATGGTAAGAAAATCCGTCTCCAACCTTTGAAGCTTGTTGTTGCCCCAGGCAATGTGTTCCAAGCTGAAGTTCTGTTGAAGAGCGTACTGCGTACAGGTACTGCAAACAATGACATCAACCCAATTAAATCAATTGGATTGTTGCCAGAAGGTTGCACTGTAATCAGCCGTTTGACATCAGCAACAAACTGGTGGGTACAAACCGATGCTCCAGAAGGTTTAAAACTTCTGATGCGTCGTGCTTTAGAGAAGACCATGGAAGGCGATTTTGAAACTGACTCTATGCGCTACAAAGCGACAGAGCGTTATGTTTTCGGATGGACTGACTGGCGCTCACTCTACGGTACGCCAGGGGCTTAATGCTTCTAAGGTGATGTGGGGGAACCTTAATCCCCCACTTTATTTCGTCTAAGCTTTTCAAGGAGAAAGACAAATGCCACAATTTTCAGATGATTTATTTCTAGGCCCAGCCCAAACTTATATTGGTACTGGTATTCGCCCATATTCCACTACCGCAACTGGTGGTACTGGTGGTTCTTCCTCATCAACCTTAACAATTACTGCTCTCAATCAAGGAGCTCCAATTGCTTTAGGTATGTTTGTTGATGGAACAAGCGTAACCGATGGCACTTTTATCACTGCTTTTGGCACTGGTAACGGTGGTACAGGTACTTATACCCTCAATCAAGCAATTAACATTGCAAACACTACTGCACTAACACTGCATAACAATATTAATTTTGACAACCCAGCTCCAATGTCTTTGGGCTTAGGTCCAATGGGTCGTGTTTACATTTTTGATGTTGTTCCACAAGCAGCTATTGCAAACAATATTTGTGCGTCGCAAACCCCTACCGTTGCTAGTGCATTGACATTAACGGCTGGAACTTCTGTAAGGTCAGTCACCACAATCGCAGGTACTTCCGCTTTGTCTCTTGATGTGGCTCGTGGCGTTAGCGTAACAACTGCAACCGCCGCTGTTGCCACTTTGTCTAGCGTTGTAATTGCAAACACATCAGGTGGTATTACCTTTACCTCGCAAGCTGGTTTGGTAACTGGTCAGCGTTTGACTATCTCTGGCACTTTAGGTGGCACAGGTACTATCACTGGTTACACCAACCCAACAACTTACATCTTAACCGCTGTGACATCGACTTCTGCAACCTTGACTACTACAGCAGGCGCGGCAGTTGTAACCACCGCAGGTACGCCAACAGGTTTGACTTACACCTTGGGTGTTGCTCCTGTGACGGTTACCGTTTCTGGTTTTGACTATTACGGTCAAGCAATGAGTGAAGCAATCACTTCTAGCGCCGCTGTAAGCACTGCTGTGAATGGTTTAAAAGCCTTCTACCTTATCACTTCTGTGTCGGTAAGTGGCGCTACTGGTACTGCTCTGACTGTTGGAACAACAGATGTAATAGGTCTTCCAATTCGTGTATTCGATGCAGGATATATTGTCAATGCAAAATACAACAACACCTTAGCGGCTAACGCTGGAAATTTTGTAGCCGCAGCTACAGCAACAGCAACCACTACAACTGGTGATGTTCGTGGAACATTTGCCCCTAGCGGAGCATGTGACGGTATCAAGCGTTTAGTTATGTGTATTGCCTGCCCTGCGATTGCCGTAGGTCCAAATGCAACCCGTGTTGGCGCTCTTGGCGTTACTCAAGCCTAATTAGGAGACTTAAATGAAAGCAACTAAGAAAAAGTTTATGCGTCAGCCAATGATGAAGACTACAGAACCTTCTGTAGACGAAGTCGGAATGGGCATGAAAAAAGGTGGCAAAACCAAAAAGATGGCTATGGGTGGAAACCCAATGGCTGGATACCCTGCACGCCCACGGGCTCGCATGGCTCCTGCCTCCGCTATGGGTCGTTCTTCTATGCAACAACCAATGGCAATGGGCTCAGTACCCTCTTCAGTAATGCGTAAGAAGGGTGGAGAAGTTGAGTCTAAGGCTGTTCACAAAGCTGAAATGAAGAAGATTGGCAAAGTTGAAAAAGAGCTTAAATCTCATGAATCTATGAAAGCTTCTAAAGCTCATAAAGGTTTGAAGATGGGCGGTTCTTCTAAATATGCTAAGAACAATACACCAGGCGGTCTTTTAGGCGGTATCAGTGCTACTCGTTCCAATAAAAAGGGAACAACTGGCGGTATTGAGCTATCCAAATATAAGCATGGCGGAAAAACCAGTGCAAAAACTGGCGGTATCGAGCGTTCTAAGTACAAAAGCGGTGGTATGGTAGCTGGGTACAAAAAAGGCGGTCATGCAGAAATGGTCTGCAAATCTGAAGGTGGCTTTACTCAGATGAAGAAAATGGCTAAGTGCTAAAAATTGGATGGGTAGGGAAACCTACCCTCCTTTTTAACTCGGAGAAATACAATGGCTGATGCAGTCGGAAGTCAAACAATTTTTGATGGTGAGCATACCGCTATCATGAAATTTACCAATACTAGCGATGGTACTGGTGAAACCAATGTCATTAAAGTAAACCCTGCTTCGCTTACTCCATCAGCATCTGGTTGTGCATGTAATCGTGTGTCTATCACCAAAATTACAGGATTAACCCATGGCATGGAAGTGCAACTGAAGTGGAAAGCTACAACTCCTGTAGTAATTGAAACTGTTCCACAGAACAATTCTTACACACAGAATTACACTAACTTTGGTGGATTAAAAAACAATGCTGGTACTGGTGTGGATGGTGCAATTACCTTCACCACTCTAGATGCTTCAGCAGGTGATACTTATACTATTGTCCTTGAGATGATTAAGTATTATGTAAATCCTTACCAGACTCAAGCTAATCCTTGATATGCCAAGCAAGTCTAAGGCTCAGCACAACTTGATGGAAGCTGTGGCTCATAACCCAAAGTTTGCTAAAAAAGTAGGTATTCCGCAGAAAGTCGGTAAAGACTTTGCAGAGGCGGACAAAAAAATGAATGATGGTGGAGCGGTTAAGTCTTTGAAAAAAGCTGGGTTTTATGAAACAGGTAAAAGCAAATCAGAGCGTTTAAAAATTGTCAGTCAAGCAACAACCAAACCTGAGAGGATAAAGATTGTGGAAAAAGTATTTTCAGCAAAAAAAATGGCTGGTGGTGGCTTGTATGAAAATATTCATAAAAAGAAGGCACGAATTGCAGCTGGTTCTGGTGAAAAAATGCGTAAAGCTGGTGCTAAGGGTGCGCCTTCTAAAGCGGACTTTGTTGAAGCCGCTAAGACTGCTAAGAAGAAATCTGGTGGCAAAGCAAAAAAACTTTGTTATTAAATCATGGCAAAAAATCCGTCTTTGAGTGTTGGTCGTGGTGAAAAGCTATCAGTAAAGCAAGGTGCAGGACTTACTGCTAAAGGTCGTGCGAAGTATAATAGGGAGACGGGGTCGAATTTGAAAGCCCCTCAACCCAAAGGTGGTGCAAGAAAAGATTCGTTCTGTGCAAGAATGAGCGGTGTAGTAGAAAAGTCAAAAGGCGATGCTCCTAGAGCAAAAGCCTCTTTAAAACGCTGGAAATGCCCAGGATGGTGATTAATGAGTACAAGTGGAGAATACGGTCAGACAGTTATATCGGTTCAAAATCTAATTGACCATGGAGCTCGTAGAGCAGGTAAATTAGCCGAAGAGCTGACTAATGAGCAAGTCAATGCGTCTAAAGACAGCCTGTTTTATCTTCTTTCCAATTTAGCTAACCGTGGCATTCAGTATTGGGCAATTGAGAAGGTTGTCTATGGATTGACTCCTGACCAGTTTATCTGGAGTCTTCCAGTAAGCGTTAATGATGTTTTAAACGCTAATATCCGTACCGTAACGCAAAACACTACTGGCGGTTATTCAACCACTGGTAATGGCTCAAATGCATTTGATGGTCAATACACTAACATTTGCCAATGTACTAATAATTCCAGCTCTATCGGCATCAATAACGGTACTGGTAATGACATTTACATGGCTACAGTAGGCATTCTTCCTGCTATTTCAGCTTCTGTAACTGTTCAGATTCAGTATTCGCAAGATGGAACTACTTGGACAACAATATATAGCCCCGGTGCGGAAAGTTGGGTGTCTGGAACATGGATTTATTACGACCTTGACCCATCAGAAAGTGCTCCTTATTGGAGAATCTTGCAGACAGCTGGTGCAAACATGGGCGTTTTCCAAGTAGTCTTTGGTTCAAACCCATACGAAATCCCATTGGCACGCTTAAACCGTGACGATTACACCAATTTGCCGAATAAGAATTTTACTAGCAACCGTCCGTTGCAGTATTGGTTTAACAGGACGATTCCTCAACCAGAAATGTACCTCTGGCCCACACCAAATGTGTATTACCCACAGATTGTCGCTTGGTGCTCACGCTATATTCAGGATGTTGGAGCTCTTTCAGGTGAAATTGAGATACCACAGCGTTGGTATTTGGCTATTCAGAACATGTTGGCTCACCAAATGGCGATGGAATTACCTAATGTTGAACCTGCTCGGATTGCTTATTGCGAAGCTCAGGCTGAAAAGTACCTAAATCAAGCAGAGCAAGAAGAGCGTGACAAGTCGCCTATCTACTTTGCGCCTAATATTGCTCCGTACACGAGATAATTCATGCCAAAATGGTTAGATACTCACGGAAACTCTGTCCTCACAATTGCAATCTGCGACAGATGCAAGATGAAGAGGGCATACAGTGATATTGGTCAAGACAGAAACTTGCCGGGTCTGCGTGTATGTAACGAAGGTTGCAACGATGAGCGTGACCCTTACAGGCTTCCTCCTCGCCAAACTGAGAAGATTTCAGTACGGTTTCCTCGCCCAGATGCGGATGTTGCTACAACAGGTGATGCAATCACGACTGACCCATACACTGGCAATGACCCAAATCAAGCGCCAAATATCAGTCCTCCTACGCCAATTACTGAAGGCGAATTCGGTATTGCTCCTGAGACATCAGAAGACGACATTGATGGCAACCTCGACAACCTGAGCCCATAATGACACCAATTCTCCCAACTTATGAGGTGTTTGTACCAGTTAAAATGGCGCAATCAGCCATTACTACTTCTGCGGTAATTGTATATACAACGCCTTCAGACACTCGTGCTTTGATGCAAGACATCATTATTGCTAATACCACCGCTGGAGCGCTTACATACAGGGTATTTTTAGTCCCAGCTACAGGTACAGCAGGTACAACAAATGCAATCTTTTACGGTGTTTCATTAGCCGCTAACACCAGTTATCATTGGTCAGGGACGCAGACTTTGTTCCCTGGCGACACAATCCAAGTGCAGGCTTCGGCTACTGGGTTGACTATTTCAATTAGCGGTCAACAGGCTTCTTAATTATGGCAAATATACGCATATCACAACTTCCGTCAGCTCCATCAGCCATAACAGGTACTGAGCTAGTTCCTATCGTTCAAAACGGTCAAACCGTTCAAACAACGGTCAATGCCATTATTAGTAGCCCAAGCCTTACTCAGACATTCCTGACTAAGAATCAAGAAGCAAGCCTTCCAAACAGCCGTTATTTAGCCGTAGGAAGCGGTTTAAACCTCACAGACGGTGGAGCGCAATCTACCTATAGTATCGGTCTAACAGGGGCTATTTCCACGATTAACGCCCTTTCTAACGGTGTTTTAGTCAAGTCTGGCTCTACGGTCATCAGTCGCTCTGTTGCGGTCTCTGGGAGCGGTTTAAGCATTTCTAACGGGGATGGCGTATCAGCTAACCCAACCATTGCTCTTACAGGCAATTTATTGACTTTAGCGAGCGCTAGTGGAACTGGTTTAGTCGCTATTAATGGTTCTAGCTCACTAAGCATTTTGACTATTATTGGGACTGCAAACCAGATTTCTGTAACAAATGGTGATGGCGCAAGTGGTAGCCCAACAATTGCTCTAGCTTCTAATCCAATATTGCCCGGCGTTGCATCCGTAACCGTTCCTGCTGGCGGAACAGCATCTCGTCCAGCTGGTGTGAACGGAATGCTTCGTTATAACTCCGACTTAGCTCTCTTTGAGGGCTATGCAAACAATGTTTGGGGTGCAATTACCACTGGTTCAGGGGTTACTTCGGTAGCTACAGGAACAGGATTGACAGGTGGTCCAATAACCTCAACAGGTACGATTTCTATAGCAAACACTGCTGTAACTGCAGGAAGTTATACCTCAGCAAATATTACTGTAAACGCACAAGGTCAAATTACTTCTGCAAGCAATGGTTCAGCTGGTGTATCTTCATTTAGTGCTGGAACTACAGGGTTTACCCCATCTACAGCTACAACTGGAGCAGTTACTCTAGCTGGCACATTGAATGTAGCAAATGGCGGTACAGGCGCAACAACTCTCACTGGTTATTTAGTAGGTAATGGAACTTCAGCGGTCACTGCGGTTGCTACTATTCCAAACGCTGGATTGACAAACAGCTCTGTAACTATCGGTTCAACAGCTATTTCATTAGGTGCTACGGCTTCAACTTTGGCAGGGTTAACCTCAGTTGCTGTTACGCAAGACCCAACATCTGCATTGCAGTTAGCGACCAAACAGTATGTTGACGCAGTAGCTGAAGGTCTTCATGTTCATGCGTCTTGCGACGCTGCTAC